CCCGCCAGCACGGCGGGAGTGGACGCGGGGGCGGGTTCCGTGTCCGCAAGTGGAGACGTGCGCGGAGAGTGAGCAGGGGCTGAGCGGGCTTTGGCCATGGTGATACCCAGGAGCCTACTCCGCCCCCACCTCAGCCAGCAACCAACGCCCCGGCCAGCAAGGTGTACCGCTCCACGGGGCGCAGGCGCTGGGCCAGGTCGTCGTTGTGGCTGATGACCACGCAGCAGCGGTGCTCGGCCAGCTCCGTGATGACACCCAAGGCGCGGTCGATTCCATCGGCGTCGAGGGCGTCAAACACCTCATCCAGAAACACCGTCCCCGCCGGCTGCCCGTGGGCTGCGGCGCTCAACTCCCCCAGTGCCAGGAGCACAGCCACGTCGATGCGGCGGCGCTCGCCCGCACTGGCCGCCCGGTAGCCATGGCCCCCGCCCGCACCGATCACCTCCAGGGACAGGCGCTCGGTGAGGTGGCCCGCCTTGGTCTCCGTGGTGGGGCGCACCTGGAGCCTCAGGTCAGGCCCGGCCAGGCGGCCCAACCACAGGTTGGCCACGGCCTCCAGACCTGCCGTGGCTTGCCCCAACAGGTGGGCCCGCACACCACGCAGCCCCAGCACCTGGACCACGGCAAGAAGGACGGCTTCGTCCTGGCGGCAGCGGGCCAGGAGGATGTCGGTGTCTTCCAGCTCATCCTCAATCCCCAGGAGTTCCTCCCTGGCGGCGGCAATGGAGGCCTCCAACCGGGAGCGTGTGGTGGCGGCGGCACGGGCGGCGGTGTCGGAGGCGCGCAAGGCCTCCCACTCCCCCTGAGCACGGCGCACGTCCGCTTGAGCCACTTGGAGCTGGTTCACGCACAGGGCGCGGGAGGTGTCGGCCAGATCCTTGGCCCGCTCAAAGGCCAGGAGGGCCTCCGCGGCAGCCACCTGGGCACGGTGCCGCTGGGCAGCGTCAGGGTAGGGCTGTCCACACGCGTGGCATACCGCGCCGGAGGCCTGCCGCTGCGCCACCTCCGCAGCGGTACACGCGCGGGCCGCGTCAAGGGCACGGTCACGGGCATCACGGGCGGCCTGGTCCAGGAGGGCCAGGTCCGCCTGCGCGGTGTGCAACTGATGAGACAACTGGTCCAGGCGGGCGCGCTGGGTAGCCGTCAGGGGGACGGGGATGGAGGCGAGGCCGTCGGTGGCGTCCTTGGCACGGCGCACCACTCCTCGGGCCCGCTCCTCCAGGAGTGCACGCCACTGCTGGGCGGAGGCCAGTTCGCGCTGGGCCTGGCGGTGAGCGTCACGGGCGGCAGTAGCAGCGGCGTCCAGACGGTCCATACCCAGCATCTCCTCCAGCAGGCGCTTGCGTTCGGCGTCGGTGGCAGCCGTGAAGTGAGCCGCGTCAGCGCTGCTGAACACACAACTACGGCGCCACACCTCCCAGCTCCCCGCGGTGCGCTCCAGGGCAGACTGGGCCTTGCCGGTGGTCTCGTACGTTTCGGAGGCGCCCCCCGGCAGCACGAACGACAACCCACGCCGCCGCCGCTCCACGTGCAAGCCCTCGTGTGTGGCGAGGGCCACGCCCGGCTTGTCCGTCCCGCTCCATGGGTCTGTGCCCCGCAGCGTCTTGCCCCACAGGGCCACGCTCACCGCTTCAATCAGACTCGACTTGCCGGCCCCGTTAGGCCCACACAGCAGCACCACCCCACGGCGAGGCAACTCCAGCACAGTGTGCTGGTGGGACAGGAACCCGCGCAGCACCAGGCGCTGGAGGTTCATCGACGTGTACTCACGGTGGCGGCCACCTCCGGGCCCAGGTGAGAGACCAAGAGGTCACGGCTAAGCGTGAGCCAGCGCCGGGCGTCCCACGGCTGCTGGTGGACAAAGGCCTTGGCCACCTGACCCAACAGAGTGGCGTCGGTGGCGTGGACCTGTTGCATCCGCAAGAAGGCCAGGTCGTACATCATGGGCAGGACCACACACGGACCGGGCGTTTGCGGAGGCCAGGTGTCCACCTGCTCGATGGCCGCCAGCGCGTACCACAGGGCCTTCTTGACATCCTCGGTGGTGGAGCCCTTGAGGTCCGCACGCCACGACTGCCCGTGCCGGATGCGCGCGATGGTGGAGCGGCTCACACCGAACTGCCTGGCGATGTCGTTGTCGGAGGTCGTGGCTAGGAGCGCACGCACGCTGTCTACCTGGTCCGGGAGCAGCTTCGCCTGACCGTTCTTGCCGCCGCTGTTGAGGGTGCCGTGACGGCGCCTGTCGGCGGCGTTCTCCTTGGGCGTGGCGTAGCGGAGGTTGCTGACCCGGTTGTTCTGCTTGTCGCCGTCACCATGGGCAACCTGCGCGCCGTCAGGGCGCGGTCCCAGGAACGCCTCCGCCACGACGTGGTGAACATAGTGGAGGCGGGCTCCGGTGGGCGTGCTCACCATGAAGCTCATGTACCCCTTGCCCACGGGCACCAGCTTCCGGAAGCCGCGCTGCTTGGACCGGATGCGGCCGTGGGAGGAGACCTGGTAGCGGTCGTCGGTCACGACGTCGCGCCACTCCTCGGGGCGCTCTTCCTGCTTGATGCCGTGGCGGAACAGGTACTTCACCAGGTTCCCGGCAAAGAAGTTGAGCAGGCCGGTGATCTCGCGAGCCTCCAATCCCGAAGCGTGCACGTTGTAATGCTTGGGAAACGACACCGAATCGAAGGCCGGAGCGGCGGGTGAGTCAGGGGTGGTCACGATGCGTTATCCTTTGAGGGTGGTAGGAGCCGTGAGGAACGCGCGCGTACGGGCCAAGACAGCCTCCGGGGTGACACCGGAAGGCAAAGCCATGGCGGTTATGTAGGCACCCAAGGCGGCGTCGAGAGACGTCTGGGCGCGGGCTCGTGCGGCGGCGTCAGCGCCCAGGGCGCGCTCGGCGTCACCGTCCACCACAAGCTCGCTGGAGTGAAGACGCCCGTCCGCCTGAGCGGCCGCCAAGGCAGCCAGGCCGGGGGCGCGCTGGTCGGCAGGGAGTACCAGGCGGACAAACAAGCGCTCGCCCTGGAGGGTGCGCTGGTGGAGGTCCGCCAGCTCCTTGAGTGACGTGAGCTTTAGGAAGCGGGGGCCTAGAACCTCGTGACACGTGACGGTGGCGTGGTCGGTGTCATAGACCACGGCCGACCCGTACCCCTTGCGCCCGGGGTTGTCCCAGCCCGTGGGCACGGTGGCGCCCACCTGCACCACCCCGGGCGTGGTGTCCAGCCAGGTGCGGCGCTCATGCCAGTTACCCGCAAAGACACACGCGCAGCCCAACCGCCGCCCCAGGGCGCGCAACTGGTCGAGGGGCAGGGCGTCGTGGGCGGCGTGGAGGTAGACAGGGGTGCGGTCGTCGATGACGCCCGCGTGCAGCACCAACAAGCGCACAACACCCGGGGCCGGGGGTGGTCCTACGGTGGCCTCCATCCGCGCAACGGCCGCCTCCATCCACTCCGCAGCACGGCCCGGCTCAAACGGGAACGCCAGCACCTCCACAGGAGAGCCCTCTGGGGTGAGGGATGGGATGCGCGTGGCCACGTCAACCACGTGGGCGTGGTCGGCCAGGGGAGCCAGGGCGTGGTCACCGGGGCTGGTGCTGTGCTGGTCGTGATTGCCAACGATGATGTACACCGGCCCCACCTCACGCCGCAACCCATCAAGCCACCGCTGGGCGGCGCGCAACAGGGGTGGCTCAGGCCTGTCCACATCAAAGAGGTCACCCAAGACCATCACGGCGGAGCAGGCCTCGCGCTGGAACACGGTGGCAGCGCGCTGGAGGACGTCGGTGACGTGGCGTGCACGGTCGTTCAAGCCCCCAGCCAGCGGGCCACCGTGCAGACGAAAGTTTCCAAGATGCGGGTCGGCCAAGAAACCTATGCGCACGGTGACACTCCAGGCAAAAGGAACCCCGGCGGGGGCCGGGGCTGCATCAGGACAACGCAGGGACCCGGGCTCTGGGGAAGATGCGCCGGGCGGGCGCGGGCACGGGCGGCACGGTGGCCGCCGGGAGGGTCACTCCGCGTCGGGGTCGTAGCCGTCGATGTCCGTCTGGATGGTGCCCCCACCGGCCACCCGCACAGGGCGTTGGGCAGCGGCGGGCGGAGCTGCCTGGAAGGCCTTGGCCGGAGTGCGGGTCTGGGCCTGAGCCAAGGTGGGCAGCACGGTCACGGCGGAGCGGCCCTTGTTGGGGACCTGACCCAGCTTCTCCAGGGTCTCTTCGTAGGTGGGGACGGCGGTGAGTTGAGCCAGGTCCGGGTAGTTCTCCAGCCAGGCGGCCACCTCCTCGTTGGTGCCCAGGGGGCTCAGCTCACGCATGGGGGTGGGGTCGCTGTAGCGGGTGTCTTTGCCCTCACCGGTCTTGGTGACAATGATGTCAAAGCCAGCGGCGGCGTCGATGAAGTTGCCCCCCTTGACCTTGTTGTTCAGCAGGACGAGGAGCTTCTCGTGCATGGACTGGCTGAACCCCCAGAGCTTGGGGCCCACGCTCTCCCCGGTGGGGTTGCCCTCGTGGTCAAGACGGCGCACCGCCACCACGGCAAACACCCGCCCGTTGGCGCTGGCCTCCTTGGCCATGTTTTGCTTGGCGCGGTTGGAGGCGTCGGCACTGTAGTCACGGACAAACTGACACGCCGCACAAGGCCTCTTGGCCATCAGGCGCGGGCAGTTGAAACTCTGGCCACGCTCCAGCCACGGCAGCTTCAAGAAGTGCTGGTAGACGATGATGAACGGGCTGAGCATCGTGTCGAGGGGAGGGAAGATCCGGATGATGTTGTCACCATCCTCCGGCTTCCAGAAGAGGCCCGCCTTGGCCTCACGCAGGCTGGCACGCTCGGCCGCCTGAGCCTCCGGGGTGTAGGTGCCAAAGGACCGGATGTTGCTGAGAGCGGCCTGGGGCTTGTCGTTGAGGGTCATGGTGTCCTTGAGGATGAGGAAAAGAGGGTGGCGGGGTGCCGGTGGCCTTTGTGGCCGGTGGCTACGGGGGGGTTGCGCGGGCCGGGG